TGAAGCCTTGGTTAAGGATAGCTGCACCTTTGACTTGCTTCGTGTAGGCCATGGCGCGAGCCAGAGCTTTCGTGTAGCGAGCCGACAGGCTGTCGTACAGGTTATCTTCAACCGCTTCTTCGGTAATGGCAAAGCCAAGAGCGATGGTTTCGTGCGTATAGCGCGCAGTCCATGCTTCCTGAGCATTGTCATAGGCGATAGCTGCGCCTTCGCTCTTAACCGGCGCTGCGCCGAAACCTGCGAGCTTCGTCTCTTCTTCAAACGAACGCTCAGAAGTCTCTACGTCGTAGATTTCCTTGTGCTCCTCGCCGTAGCGGGAGTACTCCATGCCAAACAGCGCGTTAAGGCCGGGAAGAAGCTCTTTAAGGAGCTGTGAACGTGAAATAGCCATTGTTCTTTACTCCTTACACGCCAGTGGAGAACAGATACGAATGGACACCTTGGTTAAACTTAACCAAGACTTCCGGGTACGTATCGTCCGGGGTGATGATATCCACGATACGCATTGCCAGCGTGTTCGTACTTGCACAGGAACCCCAGTTGGTGCCTGTAAGCAAAGCGGTGTCCGCTAGACCGGTGGTCGCACTGCCGGAGAAGGCCGACACAGCAGCGTTTTGCCCGATTGCACCGCGAGCGCCGTTGGTCTTGGAACCAATAACCGTCGCAGCTTGGATCGAGTAAAGCTGATCGGGATCGTCGCAAACCCGGATGTAGATATCACGATAGCCCGCAGTGTACGCGCCGGAAACCAAAGTCTGCGAGAAAAGCGTGTATTTCAAGGTCGGGTCAGTGTAACGAACACCAACCATAACGCCCAAAACACCAGCCGTCGTGCCTGCTACAGGGGTAGCCGTGATTGCAGTGGGAACACCGTTGGTGTTCATGTAAATGACAGAACCCGTGTAGTACGCCGCAGCTACGTTGCTGGGGAGAAGATACTCACGAATGGTGCCACCGTTAAAGGACTGTCCACCGATCAAATTGACCGGCTTCAAGCCAAAAGGCGATACAGTTGAAGCCATGAAGGATTCTCCAATTAAGTTCCGTTACCAAATCCGGTTCCGCGAGACGTTGACGTTTTACGGTCAGAGAAAAGCGGCATACGCGGATCATTATTACGCATGAAGTGGTTGTCTACTGAATCCATTTGTCCCTGTGCCTGAGCAGCGTAGTACTCATTGCGGGACTCAATAACTTCAGTCGGGGCCTTACACAACATCAGGCCGCCAATTTCTACGTTTCCAGAAGCAGAATTCCCAAAGAGCATAAGCTCCGGGTGATCCACTGCCTTCACGGGTACCCATCCATCACGCATTTTGCGTGATACGTTCGACGGATCTGCCTGCCCAAGAATATGAGTGGCAACCCAGCGATAACCGTACCCCGGTTCAGGGGTGGGGTCGGGGAGCGTACTCGGCGGTGTATACACCATACGAGCAGGCCGCTTTTCGCGTGATTCTAGTTCACGAGCCATCCGGGATTGTTCAGCCATTGCTTTTCTCCATTTTTGCCACTGCTTCAGCATATTGCTGCGGAGTTAAACCTAAACGCTTCGCCAGAGTAATCTGGGACGTATTCAGTCTAATTTTTTTAGCCCCCGTGGAACGAGTCCCCGGTGCCACTACCGTCGCAGGCCTTTTGGAGCCATCACCAGACGGCGATCTTCCCCCCGAGTCTCCAAAGAAGTCCCGGAAAGTAGATTTCAAGCGGACATTTATTTGTCCGAAATACTCATCAGAGCGGGGGTCTACCCCCGAATTTACTAGCTTTTGATGCAGCCCTAGTGCGTAGCTGGTCATTTCCTCGTAGCCCGGTGTCCCGAACCACTGATTCTGAGCTTGCCACCGCATAGTCTTTTCATCGACTTCTGGGGCTTTCGGCTCTTCATATTGCATATCTACAGGATAATCATCTACCTGTAAAGATATAGGATTAAAATTTCTTGCCGATTGAGCACTAAGTTGTGCATTAGTTAGTGATTGCTGCGCTTCAAGCATCGCATCAGTATCACCAAGCTCATACGCTTCTTTGTACTTCTTCTTTGCCATTTCCAAAGAAGTTTCAGCGGCTGAACGCGCAGTTTCTGCAAACTGCTGGCTGCCCGTATTAACAACGTCCTTGAGTTGGCGGTTCTCATGTATTAGCTGCTGGGTGAATCGCTCAAGCTCCGCTTTCTCACGAAGAGTAGATTCCTTTGCTCGCCGCTCATCGTGTCGAGCGTGAGTAAGCTCCTTAATGCGCTTCTTAACCCCGTCAGAGTACGAATCAAGCTCGTCATCCGAGGGCTCATCTACAGGGCGATTAAGCGGCTTTCGTCCACGATCCTGTTCAGGGGTATCGTCAACAATATCCAACTCAAACTCTTCCCCGTCTACGCTGGAAGCATCCAAATCTTCGTCTGGGAACTTGTAGTCATCGGCCATACATTACTCCATGCGCCAAATAGGCGAGTTGTTAATCACACAGCAACGCGGGTGATACCGCGAGGATCGAGAACTACGGCTTCTACCTGATCATCATTGATGACCCGGAATTCTTTCCCGTAGATCTTGAAGCGCGTACCGGTGTAGTTACGGACCAGTACGAAATCTCCTACTTTGCACCATGCACCGGTAGGGAATTTATTCTCGTCTTTATAAGCATCCGCACCCATCTTGAGTACGAACAATATAGACGTAGCATGTTCTTCAGCCCGCATGGCCGTAGTCGCTTTAAGCAGCGATGTACCATCGAACTTCTCTGAAATATCTGGTACGACACACAGCAGCTTCCAACCCGTAGGGTCAGGCAGCATGGTCGCCCGCGATTCTCCGCTCTCCACATCGTCAGGCGTTTCACGCTCTTCAATGGGCTTAGGCATAGTGACGCCGGGTGGCAAGATAAACTCAGTCATCGTCTTTCTCCAGTTTTTCAAGCAGGTCCATAATGTGCCGCTCTGCTAACGCTAGGCCCTGAATCACGCCGCAGAGTTGTTTGTACGCTTCGTAAGACTGACACTGCCCGGTAGCAGCGTCATCTGCGAAGTTGTTCATGTCGGTGCGTATTTTTTCGCGCAATACGCGTGCGAAATCTCTGACCATACATTAATCCTCTTCTTCAGCAGGGGGTTTCTTGCCTTTTTTAGGCGTCCCTGATTCTTTCTGCATCCGCATGTTCTCCATCCCGAGACGCAGCCCTTCCTTAGTCTGATTAGCGTCCTCGCGGTCTTTATCAAGCCCCATCCGCATACCCTCGCGGGTGGAGTCGTATTCCGCTTTGTCCTCGTCTTTCTTGGTCTGGATGCCCATCCGCAGCCCTTCCCTAAGCTGGTTGGTCTCCATCTCGTCCTTCTTCAACTGGAGCGTAGCCATAGTCTTCTCGTACTCATGCTCCATCTGATCCCGGCGGATCTGCATCTCCTGCTCCATCTGCTCTCGGCGCAACTGAAGGTCTTGCTCTTTCTGTTGCTTCTCAGCCTCGTTCTTCTGCTGCTGTATCTGCACTTCTTGCTGTCGGATCTGAAGCTCTTGCTGCTGCATCTGAACGACGGGATCTTGCTGCTGCTGCTGGGCCTGAGCCTGCTGTGCTTGCTGCTGCGACTCCCCCAACTGCTGCTGTCCAGCCTGCGCCATCATGGCCGACAGGGTACTCTCGACCTCAGCAGGCAGTTCTTCATCCGGCGGCGGAAGCTGCAAGCCAAGCTGCGACTCAATCTGCTGGCGGTACTCAAACGCAACGTGTTCCGTGATGTGATCCTGCAATGCGCCCATAATCTGCTGCGCCCGTGGGTTCTGCCCAATCTTCTGTTGGATAGACGGGTCTTGCATCATGGCGTTGTGCACGGCGATGTGAGCCGTGTGGTCTTGATGAATAAACGCTTTGACCGGCTCCCCACCCAATGCCCGCGCATTTTCAGTCACGGGGTCCATTGGCTTCATGTCGTCTTTCAACGGGATAAGTTTCGCTGCGTTCTTAATCCCCAGTACGTTCAACATTCCCCGGTGAAGCTCAGGGAGGTCATAGATATCCGGTGCCATCTGAGCCATCTGAATGACAGCCTGATACTGCACGATCCGCTGGGCCATAGTCGCCGCGTTGGGGTCAGA